GATTAGCTGCACTATATAAACTTAATAGTCCAGTACCCATATTTAAAGCTCCTTGAGCCTTTTTAAACATATTACCTAGTTGTGCCATAGTGTTTCATGTATTCTTTAAAACTTTTATTTTCTTTCTTATAATTTATATACTCGTCAATTTCAGCAAGTATATCTCTTTCTTCAGATTTTCCATTTCTAAATTTAGGAACTTGAGCAGTTTCCACACTCATTCTATATTTAGGATCATCAGGATTCTTAGAAGGATTATAATTAAATGCTGAATTTATAGTACTAATTCCTTTCTGTACAGATTGCTTTCCAAATTGTACATTTTGTTCCGGAATAGTATTTAGTGTTTTAGATTGATACTGTGAAGGAGCAAAAGTAAAGTCTTCTCCACTTTTTCCTAAACTATATCTTTTTTCAGTATTTAATTTGTACCTATTCATTACTTTTTATGATTTTTAAAGTTTTCTGAATAATCTTCAAAAGGAGCATATGTCGAACCATCTTTACCATCTGGATATTTCTTTGGACCAGTTTTTCTCCAGTGGGCAGAATTTCTAGCGAAGTTCGCCATTTGACGAACGTGAGGGTTTTTACTATGCAGAGCTTCTTCTGTAGTTTTCCCTGTACGCTTTTTATAAGCTGTAAATTTACCCTTATTTTCTGGTTTGATATGTATAGTACTCATAATAAATTATTTTTCCCCTGATGTTTTATTTTTTAAAGCTGTTCTAGCTTTTAATTGTTCTATTCTTTCTTTAGATTGAAGTTCTTTATGTTTCAATTCTTTCTCTTGATTCAACCTCTTTTCTTCAAGTCCTAATTTTCTTTGTTCTAAAGTATGTTTATTTTCTTCATTTCTTTGTTTATTATTCGCTTCCATTTCTTTAAGAACTTGAGCACCATAATTAATAGCATCGTTCATTTGATTTCCTTGAGTGTCTTGATCAAATCCCATACCCTTTATTACAGCTTCGTGGATTTTAGCTTCTCTATCAAGTTCTGCTTGTTCTGCTACGAAATCTCTTTCTTTTTGTTTCTCTTCTGCTGCAGCTTGTAATTGTTCAGTCTGCATTTGTTTTTGAGTTTCTAATTGTTGTTGATCTCTTTCTTGTTTTTCTCTTTCCGAAGTCTTAATTAATCTTGACAATTCTGAAGTAGATTTAGCTTTAAACATATCAACTATATTAGAGAATGTAGCAACTCCTGAAGCCATTGCTTGTTGTGCTAATCCTTCTAATTTATTAAATATTTTATGTTCATTAGTTGAATTTGTAACATAGACAGCATAATCAGAATCACAGAATTTATCCATATCTATCTCAGCATAAATTCTTTGAAAATCATTAGCTATATAATTTATCTTCTTCAATTTAGGATATGCTAATTTAGCACATTCTAGCAGATGAGTTAAAACGTTCTTTTTAATTTCATTATGAATATAAAACCAAGGTTCTGTAATATTAGTAGAATTTACTATAGCTGCTTGAGTAGCAGTAGCTGTTTCTGATTGATGAACATTACCTTCTCTTTGAGGGCTTATACCTACTATTTTATCGACTAATTGTTCAATCTTAGTAAGTATTCCAATATACTGCCCTACTGCCTGAGAAAGTCCCATATCAATATTTGAGAATTGATTAAAATTAGATACTTGTCCTTGGAATTTACCTGTACCTTCTTCAAATGAATTAATTAAAGCCAGTCCTATATTATCAAAGAAATACATCCATTTTTCTAAATCTATTCCTTGTGATTTAGGAATTTGGGCTATATCCATAACCATCTTTTTACCTTTAGCTTTTGCCAATTCGTTTTCAAGACGATACCAAACAATATTATATAAATATTGATGAGGTTTAATTAGGTCAACTAAAGATGTTTGTTTTGTATTAGTTGAATTATAGATTCTTCCGATATAAGGTAATTTAACTGAATATGGATCATCCATTGAACGTATTTGATTTGGAACAGGTTCAATATTAGCATAGAAATCTGTACCAATTTTAGTACCATGCCATACTTCAGGAATCCATCTCCAATCTATTGTATAACCTGCTTTTTTAAGATCTGGGGTAAGTTTAAAGTTTTCATCAACTATTCCTTCTTGAGGTTCTCCTAATTCATCTGTGAATGATAAGAAACCTATTTTCTTCATAGATTTCCAACATACATGCGTAACTAAATAGTGATTAGAATTAAATCTACTTGTTCTATTAAATCCAGATTCATATTTATTAATATCTGTTTGAGAATAAGCATATCCCGGAAACATTTGATTAGAAGAAAAGTTGGAACCAAATTGTCCATTATCTAATTTTTCAACTTGGTCATCTGTCAATACTTCGCCAAATTCATCTAATATCTGTCCTTTTGTCAACCATCTATCTTCTCTAAACCAATCTCCATCTTCTATATTTGGGTTATTAGGGTTTCTATTAAACTCACAATATAGAGGATTACAAGCTCTTAATACTGGTTTCTTATTAACTATTCCTACATAGTAATATTCTTCTGCTACTATAAGTCCGTGTTCCCACCCTTCATTAAATCTAAATGGTACGTTTAAAGAATAAATTAAATCTTGTAAAATTATATTTCCCCATTCTTCTCTTTCATCTTGTTCTGAGTATCCTGCATATTTATCTATATTTGGAAAAGTTGGAGGAGGAATTTCTTGTCCGGTATTAGGATCTACTTGAGGTTCTAAAGATATTCCTAGTTCTTGAGCTAACTTCATATAAGCCATTTGACGTAATTGCTCATTTTTCTTTCTATCTTTTTCAGTAAGTATTTCTCCGTTAATTCCTATAACATTGAAATCAAAAGGTCTATTTAACTCTTCTCCTTTAAGAGTGTTTATTTTATTAACTATAATATTAATATCTCTTAATTTGGCTGGAGTATTTTGAATATTTTTATCTTTTATTCCGTAAGGATTTAAAACATAATTAAAATCATTTTGATTTATAATGGAATTTACAATATCGTATTTTATCTGTTTCTCTTGAGTAGTAGTTCTTCCGTTAGGATTACGCATATTACCCATAGAACAAACTGCATCAACACATTGTTCTTTCCATTGTTGATCTTTTTCCTTCTCCGATATTTTCTGTGGAGGAAGGGTGCTAAATACCATACTTTTAAAATCCATATCTCAAACTAATTAAAGAATCCACCAGTTATTGCTCTTTTTAAAAAAGCATCTTCTATTATTTTACTGTCTTGAATACTTGACACTTTCATATTATAATTAGATAATCTATTGCAAATCACTAACATATACGCTATTACACGGTCGAAGTTCCCAATCCTATTGTAATTAATGAGTTCTTCTAAAAGAGGAATTGAATATATTTTATGGAGATTTAATCTTCCATTACCAGCATCTTGTAGTAGCCAGTCTCTAGTATATATTTCTATTTCATCTTTTATACCTTCAGTCATATGTATTCCAAATGTCCTTTCTACCTTTGAGCCTTCTGTAGCTTTTAATATACTTGGAGTTTTAGCTAACAAATATAAAGAATGTTTATGAGAAAAATGCATTTTTAAAGAATTTCTTTCATTCTCATATAAATCAATAGCATTATAGTACATTAATAACTTTCTTACATTTTCATGATGCTCTTCTGCTGTCCTAGGTCTAGCTGTATATTCTGCTACTGGCATTTCGCATAATCCATTAGCATCTAGGAAAGTTTTATAAATAAACGTAGAGCCTAACGAAGATGTTGTAGATTGATCTTGGTCATATGGGTCAGAACCAGCTAAATATAATCCACTAGGTATTGCTCCATTTACATATTGAGGATGTTCCCATATTTGAATACAACCTTGTGTATCATCAGTCTTTTTCATTCTGTACCCACAAGGAGTTAATTTATTACTTACATCAGGTCTCCATTCTACTTTAGCTTGTTCTCCTCCTTCGTTCTGTACAAATATCAATTCTCCACATTGTCCTTTTATAAAAGAATCTTGTTGCATAGATTTGACCCATTGTAAATGTTCCTTTAATTCTCCTATAGGAAATATATTAGCATTTAACATCAAGAATT